GGGATCGCTGTGAATGAGTAGGCCATCTATCCTCCGAAGGTGTCTTGGCCGGTCGTGGCGAAGTGGCTGTAGGTGTGCGTTCCGTCCGAGAGTCTAAAGAACGATCCGCTGTCGGGGGTGCTGCTTCCGTTGAGCTCGTAGGGCGAGAGGATGAGCGTGGTCTGCCACGAGCCGGGTTGCGCCTTGTAGTCGTGGCTGATCGACTCGACCACGACCGCCTGGCTGTAGAGGGTGCCGAGTCCGTCGCGCTGGAAGATCACCTGATCCCACAGGTTGAGCCCGAGCATCACCGCCATGTTCGGATAGGTGGTGTTGCCCGACTGGTAGGAGTTCTCGAGGATCACCTTCTTTGGGCGCACGATGGGCGTCTTGTATCGGTTCACGATCATCTGGCCCGCTGCCTTCACGTCCACCTTGCGCTGGCCCCAGAACTGCGAGCGAATGTAGGTGCGGGGTCCGTACTTGGTGAGGTAGGGCTGCGCTGAGCCGTAGGAGACCAGTGAGCCGCCTGGAACGGTCGTGATGCTGTAGGAGTTCGAGCATCCGGTGAATGAGGTGGAGGTCGTGCCGGTGTAGGTAACTGGCACGACTGAGCCGTTGATGGTCACGTTGATCGAGCCGCTCGATGCGAAGCCCGTGGTTGAGGCCACGTTGATCGTGCTCGATGCGCTGCCGCCTGTCGCCGTGGTGGTAAGGATCGCCGGGAAGTAGTCGGCGATGTAGGTCGTCTGCCCTCCTGGTTGCGAAAGCTGTGCGATGGTCCACGTGTCGAGGTCGTCCAGCACCACCTCGACACCGAGCATGTAGTGGGCCGCTGAGGTGGTCGATAGGTCGCCGATGGTGTACCCGGTGGCGGCGTGCGTCTGCGGATAGAAACGGTCGTAGAAGGTGAGCGTGCCGGCGGGGTCCACGAATAGGTAGCCTTGCTCGGTGTCTGAGAACTGGAGCATGTAGTCGAGGGCGGCGGTCGTGTAGGTCGTCGTGCTCTCGCTGGCGCATGGCACCGTCCCGGTCGCCAAGCTCGTCGGCAGGTTGGGCGCTCCTGCGATGGCGAGAATGTCTGCGATCCTCTGGCCGGTGAATTCGCCCGCTTGCTGCAAGTAGGTCCCGGTGCTGTATCGGGTGGCTGCGTCGGTGAGGTAGCCGGGCGAGTAGCCAATGACGATGTGGATCACTAGGTTCGCCACCGTCGCTGTCGTCGCTGAGATGGGCAGGTTCAGCGAGGTCGTGCCGTTGAGGTCCACGCCCCATCCGATGCTCGTCACCACGAGGTTCTGCGAGGGCGAGGTGTAGGCGGTCACTCCGTCCACCGCAAGGGTGAACACGGTGGAGCCGTCCACGCAGGTCGTGTCGAGCGTGACGAGGTGCCACTTGCCATCGTTGAGGCTGGCGGTCTGCGCCGAGTTCGTGTAGTTGGTCACGGTCGGCGCTCCGCTGCCGAATACCTTGTGACGGAAGAATGCCTTGCCGTTATTGTCTACGGCTACCTGCCAAGCTCCGCCGTTGGTCGTGTCGCTGATGGTGATGATCGTGTCGAGCGGCGATGCGTTCTTGTACCATCCCTCAATGGTGGCCCCGTTGGCCGCTGTGAGTTGCGACGCGAGGTTTGAGGGGGAAAGCACCCATGCGCTCGCCGTGGCCGGTGAGGAGCCGTTGGAGAGGTCGAGGGCGGTCGTGGCGTCGTAGAGGAAGGGTCCGGGGACGCCCGCCTGAGCCTGCCCGACCACCTGGGCGTTCTTGCCTCCTCCGAGGTACTCGGTGAGCCCGCTGTTGATGTCGCTGTCTCCGCATCGGTAGTAGTTCCACACCTGCCCGAAGGCGTAGGGCTTGTAGACGAGGTTCGGGTAGAGGGTGCTCGTGCTGAGCCTCGTGGTGCTCAGGTGCTTCATGGCGTCCGAGCACGTCACGGTGATGTCGGTGTTGAGCGAGTCGGGGGCCGAGGGCTCCCATGAGTCCGTGTAGCCGAAGTAGACGGGGTACTGCGTGCCGAGCCACGTGGCGATGATGCGGATTGGGACGCCGACCTGGAGAATCTGCGAGGGCGTGTAGTTGGATGAGCCGCCGCCGACCTTGGGCCACGAGAACGAGACCGTACTCCACGGAAGGAACTGCCCGCCTCGGGAGTCGAGGCTCATCGTGAGCGTGCCTGACTCGGTGCGGTCGAGTTCGTGCTGTCGGCCTCGCTTGGTGCTGAAGCTCTGCACGTACTGCGTGATGTCGTACCAGGTGAATGCCGTGAGCGGGTCGAACATCGGCGGCGGGTAGTTGCCGTTCGTGTCCGTGAAAGCCGCCTGGACTGAGAGCGTGGGGAGCGAGGAGTTGGCCGTGGTCATCCTGACGATCCTCGGCTGCCGGTGTTCGTGCCTGCTGTGTTGCCGTGGACGTTGCCGGTGGCTCGTGCTGCCTTCAGCGCCGTGGTGCGCGACAGGTCCGTGACCTGCTGGATGAACGTCGGATCGTTGAGCAGGGCGTCCCTGATCCTGGCGATGGCTATCTCGACGGTGAGTTCGATGTCCTGTGCCATTAGACCAGCTTGATCGTCGCTGTGAACTTCGGCGGGTTCTTCACCGCTCCGATGAGCGCCATCATGTGTCCGTTCGTGGTGCCTACTCGGTCGGCGGTGGTCTGCGTGTGGTCGGCAATGCTCGGCAGGTGAGCGGTGGTCTGGTTGCTGAGGAGCGGCAGGTGCGTCGATGCGAGCCCGCTGATGATGCTCGTGTGCGCTGCGGTGGCCTTGCCGCTGCCATCGTCCTCGACCTTGGCCTGAAGCTTGACGCCCTTGATGGCCGCACTCACGCTCTGGCCGGTCTTGGTCGGCAAGCCGCTGAAGATCGGGGTGAGCGCCGGTGCGATGTCCCCGAGGTTGCTGACGTGGACCTGGTTGTTCCGCTGCTGCTCGAAGATCCCTGTCGAGGCTCCTCCGCCTCGTCCGCCGTACACGCTGCCTCCGCCCTTGCTGAGCGGCTCCGTGGTCCCGTTCCGCTGCATGAGCAGACCGAGGGCGATGCCTGCGCCTGCCACCATGAGCGGCGCTGCGATCATTGACAGGCCGGTGCCTGCCGCTCCTGCCGCTCCCGCCTCGGCTCCTCCTCCGAGTAGTCCGCCCTCGGCCGCGCTGGTTCCTGCCGCTGGCGTGCTCTTGCCGAGAAGGGCGTCGGTGTTGCGGTTGATGGCGGTCGTGTTGGCGTCGAGGGGGAGCGTCTGCGCTCCTGGTCCGATGCCGAACTTGCCGAGGATGCCCTTGATGCCGTTCCAAATGGACGAGCCCGCTGAGAGAACCGAGGAGACAGCGTTCTTGACCTTTAGCCCGAGAGCGAGGGCGAATGCTGTGCCTGCTGCTCCCTCGGCGATGTCCTTCAGCCACGGGTTCGCCTTGAAAGCTCGCGTCACGTCGCCGACGAATCCCGTGACCCACGAGAGCACCGCTGTCGCGTCGGGCAGGAGCGCCACGCCGAGGGCTGCCGCTGAGGTGCTGAGGCCCGAAGTGACTTGCTGAAGTTGGTTCTTCAGGTCCTTTGATGCGTTCGCTGCGGCCTGCGTGACGTTCTTGTGGTGCTGAAGGGCGCTGCTGGCCTTGTCGTAGGCCTGCGGTCCCGCCTGGATGAGTTGGAGCATTGCCTGGGCCGGTCCCTTGCCGAAGATGGCGGCGGAGGTCTGAAGCTGCTGCTCTTTGGTCATGCCCGACATCGCCGGTTGCAACTGCGCCAGGACCGACCTCATGCCGACGAAGTTGCCCGATGCGTCGAAGGTCTGCACGCCCATCGCTCGGAGTGCGTCGGTCTGCTTCTTGCTCGGATCGAGCATGGTGTTGATCGCACCCGTTACCTGCATGAGCGCACGCCCGGCCCCGATGCCGTGGGAGTTCATATCGAGCGTGAGCGTGTTCATATCGGCCAGCGAGGGCATCACCACGCCGAGGCGCTGGTGCATCTTGATGTATTGCCCTGCGAGCCCGCTCACGCTCTGCCCGCTGAGCTGCGAGGCGACGTAGAGCTGGTTCGTCACCTGCCCGGCCTGGCTGACTGGGAGTTGGAATGCCTTCATCACGCTGGTCGTGGTGGTGAGGGCGTCGGAGAGGGAGATGTGCTTCGCCACGGCGAGGTCGCTGGCGGAGCTCATCACGCCCATCGCCTGCTTCGTGGTCAGGGCCTTGCCGTTGAGGACCTCCAACTGTCCGGCCACGCCTGCGTAAGCGTTCGCCATCTGTGTCGAGGAGAACTCGCTCTGGAAAGCTGTGCCGTTGAAGGCGTTGCCGAGGTCCGTGGTCGCCTTGACCGAGAGCCCTGCCGAGTTCTGCACCTGCGTCATGGCGCTTTGGAAGCCCATGCCTGCGTGGAGGGCGTAGGCGGCGATGCCGACTCCGAGACCGAGGACCGCGTTCGATGCCTTGTTTGCGAATCGGTTCACCTTGGCTCCGGTGAGTTCGTTCTTGGCTCCAAACTCGTCCATCGTCGCCGAAGCCTCGGCCATCTTCGCCGAGTATTGCTTCGTGTCTGCGATGAGGGTGGCGACTACCGGGGGGAGGAGTCCTTCTGCCATTTCACACTCCTTGGAACAGTCGCCAGCGTAGTTCCATTAGCGCCGGCTGCGATTCTGCCAAGCCTGGGGCGAGGTAGGGGAAAGCTCGGGTGTGCTGGTGGCCTCGACCGATGCCGCCTGCGTAGCCGAGTTCGATGCGTCGTCCGTAGACAGCGTGCGGTCCTACCTCGGCCATCCATCGCCCGAGGCCCATCTCTTTCGGGG